AAAAGAGCTGCAGATGATTTAGAAACTTTATTCCGAGCTAAATTAGAAGCTTTTGAAATTCCAGAAGTTAGAGATAGTGAAAATAGAGAATTAAGATCCCGAATTAGAAAATCTAAATCATTAACAGAAATTTCCGCACTAGTTGCGTCTTTTATAACTTTATCTATAATTAGAGTAACTTTATCTGCGGAAGGTCTTTTGGATGAAAGATCTACAGAGGAACCAGCAGCTAATACAACAACAATTGAAACAGTGGCCGATAAGGAAATTGGAGATGAAAAATGGATAAGGACAGAAGAACACGGCCCAGGCCCGGATGAAGAAAATTAAAAAAATTAGATGAGACTTGACCAGGGATTTTTATTATGTGCTACTAATTTTAAACCATATCACACCGCCGCTCAACAATTAGCAGATAGTTTAAAAGAATTTGCTCCAGACCATCCAGTAATTTTATATACTGAAGATAAATGGGTATCTGATTCTGGTAATCATATATTCGATGAGGTTCACGGTGGCATGCCCCCTTCCAATAGAGCCAAATTATTAGCCTTACAACATACCCCTTTTGATCTTACATGTTATCTTGATTCTGATATGGTATGTATCAATCCTAAAGCTCCGAAAATATTTAATGGAATAAAAGATGGATATGATATGGCATGGACTAAAATCAGAACATATGCTGCAGCCGCAACATGGTGGGATAAGCCAAATTTAAAAGTTCCGCATGGTGGAATGTGTTTGTATAGAAAGTCTGAAAAAATGATTTCTTTTATGCAACAATGGTGGGAAAATTGGTTATGGAAAAGACGACTTGACTGGGATTCAAGATGGGACGGTAAATATCCTTATTGGGAAACTAGAGGATGGGATCAATTTCCTTTGCACCTAATGTTAGGAGTTATAAGACAGGATGATCCATGGTATCGTCCAGATATTAAATGGCATTGGGTATTTGGAGGAGATCCTCCTTGTACTCCGGAAACTGATGATTGGAAAGCTAGCGAAGATGCGAAATGGAATTGGATAATCGGATATGACCCAGAAAGAGAAGGTGTAGATAGAGATGAAATAGTATTTCATGATTATTCTTGTTTGTTATTTAAAAAACAATATCAAAACGGAAGAATATGAATCACATAGAACATATTTTAAAATATTGTAATGATAATGAAGTATTAGATATTCTTCAAAAGTTGGGGGAATATCTTTATGATTTAGATGAAGATAAAATAAGAATGGAAAGCAGAAGAATAATCACTTGGAAAGAAGCTGTTTGTGAAGAATATTTAATGGAATATAAAAAGTTGGTTAGACCAGGTCCACCTTGGCATCAAGGCGTACATGATTTATTATTAGATTTAAGAACAAGAAATAGACATATGAAAGTTGTTAAATTATGTGCGGATTTAGGTAAAAGAATAGGAGCACGACAACAAGCTCTAAGTACGATATATCCGCCCGGAGGATATATGAGCTGGCATCACAATGCTGATGTTCCCGGAAGAAATTTAATTTTTACTTGGTCTAAAACAGGTAGAGGAATTTTTAGATACAAAAGAAATATTCCAGGAAACACATCTTTAAATTATGATATTCCGGATCAAGTTGGTTGGAATGTAAAATCATTTGATTGGTTCGGACATGGTGAAGTAGAACGTACTGGATATTCTTGGCATTCCGCAGGAACCGAAAGTCTCAGATCAACTCTTGCATTTGTAATTCAAAGTAATCCGATGTCAAATATGCTCTTAGAAGAAGATTTTAATCTTCATTCTTGGAGTGATGGATGTTTTATAAGTGAAACTGATACTCAAAATAAATCTGAATGGTGGGGAAAAAATAAAGAAGAAATTTTAACAATGAAATTAAGATCAGAAATTAAAAAAAATATTGCATTAGGACCTACTGGTGTCAAAGCTTTTAAATCCCACTAATTCCCCAATTGTTCGTGCGCCGGCTTATATTAGAATATCATCAAGATGGTTTAAAGAAAACGCTGATGATATTATTAATAAGTTAGATAAAAAAACAATTCCTGGTTTGACAGTAAATAATAATCCAAGTGCTAGAAAATCTGAAGTGTTTTTATGGGATATATGGAAAATAGATTTAATAGATTTACAAAAAGTAATAATTTATAAATTAAAAGAAATTTTTATAGGAGAAAATAAGAAATATCAATTTGATTTAGATTATTCATCTATTAATGTCCAATATACAAAATATCAAAAAGGAGATTTTTATACGTGGCATACTGATGATGATTTTAATTCAACACATAAAAAACATCAAAATGTAAGGAAATTAAGTATAACTGTGGCATTAAATATGGGATCATATGAAGGAGGAAATTTACAAATAGTTTTAAATCATCAAAAAGAACCACGAACAATGCGTTTAGAATTTGGAGACGTATTAGTATTTCCCAGCTTCACACAACACCAAATTACTCCAGTTACTAAAGGAATTCGACTTTCTTTAGTATCCTGGGTCTCAGGACCTCCATGGAGATAAATACATTATATGTAAGTAATCTATATGTAGGAATCTTATCATGGCAAAACCTCAAACACGTCAACAACTCAAAGAATATTGTCTTAGACAATTAGGCGCTCCAGTCATTGAAATCAATGTAGATGATGATCAATTAGAAGATAGAATTGATGAGTCTATTCAACTCTATAATGATTATCATTATGATGGTTCCGAAAAGGTATATTTAAAACACGTAATTACAGCAGAAGATATTACTAATGAATATCTTACCGTAGCCGATGAAACTATTAGTGTTATTAGAGCTTTCCCCATAGATACAACTGCTGGCAGTATTAGCATGTTCGATGTAAGATATCAATTAAGATTAAATGATATGTTTGATTTAAGTAAGCAACAGCTTGCAGGATATACTATGGCAATGCAACACTTGAGTTTGATAGAAAATCTTTTTAATCAAGCTCCTTCATTCAGATTTAATAGACATACAAATAGATTATATCTCGATATCGATTGGTCGTTTGAAATGAAGGTTGGAAAATTTTTGTTATTTGAAACTTATAGAAGATTAGATCCAGAATCTTATACAGATGCTTATAATGATTTATGGTTAAAAAAATATACAACATCTTTATTTAAAAGACAATGGGGTTCTAATTTATTAAAATTTGAAGGCTTACAATTACCCGGCGGAACTACTTTAAACGGCAGGCAAATTTTTGATGATGCAACAACAGAATTGCAAATGTTAGATGATGAAATTTTTACAAAGTATCAATTGCCTGATGATTTTATGGTGGGATAATATGAAATCTTTTCGAGAATTTATAGATGAAGAAATTAAATTGCCTATAGAAGTAGGTGATATAGTTCTCGGTGGAAAATTTAAAAATAAAAGAATAGTAGTAAAAGATATTGGAGAAAATGAAAAAGGTGATATTACTATTAATGGTAGACCTATTTTAAGAGTTAGAATAACGGGCGAAAAAGAAGAAAATGGCACTAAATAATTATTTCCAAAAATATGATAACAATGAAGCAAATCTTCTTGAAGATTTAGTAGTTGAGTCCATTCAAGTCTTCGGGCATGAAGTTTCTTATCTACCAAGAACTCAAAATAATTTAGATAATATTTTCGGAGAAGCTTCTCTCTCATCTTTTGAATCAGCTCATCCAGTGGAAGTGTATATTAAAACTACAGATGGTTTTGAAGGTGAAGGTTCTTTTCTTGGTAGATTTGGATTAGAAATTAGAGAACAAGTTACTTTTTCTTTAGCTAGAAGAACTTGGTCTGGATTAGGCTTATCAACAAGACCTCTTGAAGGGGATTTAATTTGGTTTGATTTGGCTAAAAAATTATTTGAAATACAATTTGTTGAACATCAGGCAATTTTTTATCAATTGGGTAAATTGCCAGTTTTTGATTTAACTTGTGAATTGTTTGAATATAGTAGTGAAGATATTGATACTGGAATACCAAAAATAGATGCTGTGGAAGCAGACAATGCTTATTCAGTAGAATACGGGTACTATGCTAATTCAGGTGTGTTTTCCACTGGTGAATCTATAATTGGTTCTCAATCCGGAGCGTCGGCTGAAGTATTAAAATTACGCGACGTACCTGGATTAGGTTTATTCGTAAGAGTTACAAACATAGTAGGATCGTTTACAAATGGTGAAACTATAACAGGTCAAACAACATCTGAAACTGCAACCATGAGCACTGTAACAAAAGACTTTGCGGAGGATCCACAAGCTAAAAATGCAGAAATTGAAACAACTGCAAACGGCATTATTGATTTTACTGAAGGAAATCCATTTAGTGAAGGAACATTTTAATGTTAGGACAATATTGGTATCATGGCTTAGTAAGAAAATATGTAGCTGTATTTGGAACACTTTTTAATGATATTTCTATTCAAAGAAGAAATAGTTCCGGTAATGTAACAGAGACATTAAAAGTACCTTTAGCTTATGGCCCTAAACAGAAATTTTTGGTAAGGATTACCGCGGACGAGCGCCTGGATAAAAAGGTGGGGATGCAGTTGCCGAGGATGGGTTTTGATTTAACTTCGATGTCGTATAGTCCCGAGAGAATGTTACATCCCCTTCATAATAGAACACAGAAATATAAAGGGGAAACTGGAGTAGTTAAAAGCCCAGTTCCATATGATTTCGCATTTGCTTTAAATGTCTATGTAAAAAATGCTGATGATGGTACACAAATTATAGAGCAAATTTTACCATTTTTTCAACCTGATTTTACCGTAACAATTCATGCTCTTCCAACAATGGGTATAAAAATAGATTTACCAATTGTTTTAGGAGGAGTTAATGTTGAAGATTCATATGAAGGCGATTTTTTATCTCGAAGAGCTTTAATATGGACATTAGATTTTACTCTTAAAGGATATTTGTATCCAAACATTAAAGGAAAAGGATTTGGTGATGGAAGTGATAATGAATCAACTAAACTTATTCGAACATCTATTATAAATTTTCATGTAATACCACATACAACAATTGACGCGGCTGCCGTACAAGAATATATTGTATTAGAATCTGATAATGTTTTTGATGTACAGAGAGATTATCTTATAAATGAAGATGAAACCAGATTTCTTTCGGAAGCAACAAGAGGAGATAGAAACAGAGCACTAGTAAAATCTCGAATAATACAAACAGTAGGAGATGTGGATCCATCTGAAGGTGGATTTGATATAACGGAAACAAGAGACTTTTTTGCAGAAGGAATAGAATTTGATCCAGCTACAGGATTAGATACGCGCGCGCCGAGCTTAGATATACAATCGCTCGGTAATAAAAATTTATGAGAGGTAAGTGATGCAAGATCATGAATCAATTGATAAGCCATTATCAACAAAAGACGTTGATGACAAATTAAACGAGGTTTTTGAAATAACTCCAACTGTAGAAAAATTACCAGTTGTCAAAGTTATACCTCAAAAAACAAAAGATGATGATTCAGATACAGATTTTCAATATTCGCGAGAGAATCTTTATAATATAATAGAGAGAGGTTCAGATGCCATGGATGGTCTACTTGAAATTGCTAAGGAAACAGAACACCCTAGAGCATATGAAGTAGTGGGCCAATTAATAGACAAGTTAACCAATGCAAATAAAGAGCTCATTGGTTTACATAAAACCATGCAATCTATGAAAGAAGATGTAATAAGGTCTCCCCAAAATGTAACAAATGCTTTATTTGTTGGGAGCACCGCAGATCTTCAAAAAATGTTAAACAAAAATAAAGAAAAGGAATAAATGGAGACTTTACTAGCAATTTTCGGAGCAAAATGGTGTTGCGTATTCGCATCGACAATGGGAGGATTGACTAATGGATTAGTACACACATGGCTTGGATGGATAAAGGAAGCAAAGAACCTTGCAATAGCAGCTATTGTAGGATGGATCGCGGCTGAATTTTTTATTCCAGCTTTGATGGAACAATTTGGATTTGGAGTATATACAGCACTTGCAATAGCGTTTTTTATTGGTTATAGTGGTATTAGATTACTACCACATTTGGAAACTCAAGTATTTAAAAGACTTGATAAATTGATAGGGGGAGCCGAAGAAGACAAAGACAAAAAGGAGGATTGA